AATGCTAAGTTTAATGATGGCAGCAATCTTAAAGACGCAGAGTCTGATGCATTTAAACGTGCATGTATGAGATTTGGCCTTGGCGTAGAGCTATGGTCAGGCAGTAAACAATCAGAAGAAGAGGCTACAGCAGCTACTGAACCAGAAGATAGGGTAGAAGTAACTAAAGTAGACATGCGTAAGAAAGAGCATAAGCCTACACCAGAGGATATTAAACGTATGAATGACATCATGGACAGCATCGTAGGTGAAGGTACAACAGTAGATGATGAGATGCAACCTTATCCTAAAGACGAAGCACCTTTCTAATGCAAGATGTAAACTTTATAGCTAGCACTATACATGCAATGACTGAAGGTATTCAGAACAAAGAAACATTGCAGCGTATTATAGGTACTGCTAACGAGTATGCACGTACAATGAAATACCCTATGTCTAAAACAGATTGGACAGATGAACAAGTAAGCAAGTACTTTGCTATGATAGAACGACTTGTTGATATGCCAGTTGAATATACACAAGAGCAGTTTGATGAGTTATCATTAGAAGATAAACTTAAGGCTGCAGGTCTTGAAGCAACAGACAAAACAGATGGATTACAACAACCAGGTGGTCTTATCGGAGAGGTCGTAAAAGACATGGAACAACAAAACAAATATCGTGATGACTTAAAATGTCCATATTGTCAAGCAATGGTGTATGACAATCGTAACAGTAAAAAGTCAGATAAAAGTCCAGACTTTACATGCAGTACTAATGACCCTGTACAATGCGGAGGTCATACAGGTAAGTGGCGTAAGTCATGGTGGTTAGACAACAGCGATATACCAAAGGAGTGGAACATATGATTCCAGAATCATTCAGAGGTGAAGCAATACCAGCTTACATTAAAAGCAAGACGCAGTTAGTTGCGTATGTATTAACCAGATACATGGGAGAAAGTCCTATAAGTAACTGGGAGTTTGTAGCTGAGTTATACTGTCATAGATTTGGTGGTATTATACATAACCTTAGGCAGGAAGGTTATAAGATAACAACTTTACCTAGTAAAAAGAAGGGACTTGTACATTATTTTTGTACAGAAGTTCCATCAAAAACTTCTGCCATTAGCTAATGATAGAAATATTAGTCAGTTGTTTTTTCCCTATGGTTCTAACAACTGACATAATACCTGAGTATCGTGAATGTATAGAAGTACAAGAAAATATAATTCATGTATCTGAACATACTGAAATGTTATCCAGGTATTTTAAAGAGGAAGACATCCCTCGTGCATTAGGTATTATATACTGTGAGAGTAGCGGCCGCCCGCATGCTATCGGTAATAATACTAACGGTACTAGGGATGTTGGACTCTGGCAGTTTAATGATGATACATGGGCTTGGTTAAAACCTAAGCTTGGTATAATAAGTAAGCGTACTAACCCAGAGGTATCAACTGCAGTCGCAGCATGGTTAGTGTATAATGATGGATGGCATCATTGGAACAGTAGTAAACATTGTTGGAAAGGAACTGATAATGATTTGTTGTGGACACAAACTAGACACAGTATGCGTGGTAACTGACCAAGTATATTGTGATTATTGTGAGAAAGTATGGGGTCATGTAGATGACATGGTCTAACATAAACAAAATATTTAGAAAAGAAATAAACAAAATACTTAATCTTGTATGCGAAATATGTGGTGTAAGTTACATGACAGATTTTACATTGGTTAGGTATTGTAATGATTGTATAGAAAAATTAGAAACGGAGATGGATAATCTTGAGTGGGAATAAACCATTTGATGTAAATCGTGTAAACATTTTTACGCACCCTAAGTATATGAAAGTATGGGCACAGCAGTTTAATAAAGCATGTGGTAGTGATACATTTAAGGTACAACCTGACATGGGAAAGCTTAGGTTTTTAATGGATAAATTTGTAACAGATTATAACTATCACTTAGAACAACTAGAAGGAGAAGAAGAATAATGGTATATAACACATCAAGCACTAGGTTTGCTAGTGCAACAGAGTTATATCATATAACGCCAGACGCAACCAGAATAAAATGGTACGAATGGTTAAACGAAAAGGCAACAGAGGCAGATAAAGCAAGCACATTTGGAGGTAAGCGTTTACTAGGAGTAACAGATAAAGGTAATCCAATGTGGGTAACTATGACTATTAAACGTGACACATTAGATATGAAAATAGAATTGTCACATGATATGAAAACAATACGTAAATCTAATTTATGTCCTAGAAAAGTAACTGTAGGTAATAATGAAACAATGCCTAGATTAGACCATGCTATGCGTCCTGCTACCAAGATAGACCATGGTGAAGTAACACAACGTACATTAGATTATATAGAACAACTAATTAGTTTTAATGAAAGTAAAATACATTACACTAAAGGTCAATGTAACAGCTTAATGTTCTTAAAAGCTGCACATTGTATATACAACGGCAGTCCTGATAAAGGTAAATTTAGAGCACAAGATGTTATGAAAACATGGAACTTACCTAAGGGTAGTTACTTTGTGATAGATTAATGAACAGAAAATTAAAAATAACGTAACATATCGTAAAGATTTTTAAAAAAAGAACAGACTATCTAAACTTTGGACGTTAGTATTATTTACCTAATCCTAATTTTTTAAGTCCTTTATTAAAAGCTACTGCTTGTTTATATGCTGAACGTCTAGTAACAAATGCTTTGTCTAAAGTTTTATATGCTCTGTCAGTAGGAAATCCTTCAGTCTTACCATGTCCATGTGTACCTATTAATTTACCCATCTCTACATACATATCATCAGCACGGTCACCTTTACGTAAAGCTTTATCACGCAATGCTTTGTGCTGCTTCATGCGTCTATTTAGTTCTTGTTTACCAAGACCTGAATAGCCAGCACCTACTCCTCCATCGTAATGACCAGGCATTAGGGATTCAACTTTGTTTTACGATTTTTAAAATTTCTATCTTGCCATGATTGAATGTTTGGTTTTGGTTTTTTTTGATTTTTTGGTTTACCTTTACCTTGTACGCCAACGTCTATATTTCGCTTAACATGGTCCATTGCACCTGCATAATAATTAACTGCATTTTCACCAACCATACCTTTAGTCATTGCTCTGGTAATACGTTCTGACATGCCACCTAAAACATCACCACGGTATCCACCCATACCAGCACCTATAAACCTAGGACCTCCAACGTTTTTAAACCCAGGCATTATTTTGAAATCTGTTTCTTAGCGTATGTTTTAACAACTGCTAACGCAGCTCCACCACCAGCTAATGCTGCTAATTGTAATGTTTCTGCTTCTACACCGACTAATGGTGCAACTGTTAACGCACCTATAAAGGCTTCAATAAAAGTCCACACGGCTCTTTCTACCATGTCTTTTAATTCTTCACTCATTTTATAACTCCATGCTTCATTCCAAGGAGTCCACGCTACGTCTTTCTTAAACGTCCCATCAGAATTTCTTTTACGTTTGAATCGCTCAAACATTATCTATCCTTGTTAAGTATAGCACCTATACCTACGGCACCAAGAGTAGTAAATAATTTACCTTTACCCTTACCTTTGCCTTTTATTTTAGATAATCTTAATCTGCGTTCTGCATCTTTTTGTGCTTGCCTAGGTGTCATACCTTGTGCAATACCATCAGAATATGCTTTTTTCATATCAAATGGTTCATTAGATACAACAGCTTTAGGTGCATCAGGTGTAACAGAACCTACTTTATTACCTGATACTTTACTACCAGCACTAAAGTTTTTAATTTTTCTACCACCTGGTGTAGTAGGTCCTTTTCCAGCATCAGGTGTATCTTGTCTAGCAATTTGAGATTCAGGATTAGCAGGACCTAATTCTCTAAAATAAGTATCACCTTTACCTACTTCTACTGAAGATGAATCTCCAAAATCTACAGCTGGTCTAGGTAATAATGGGTTACCTTGTTTATCTAAACCTGTAAACGTAGGACCTCCTGGGTCTTTACTAGCTTTGCCTAATATACCACCTGTTTCTCCAAAACCTGGCTCACGATAATCATAAGGTACTTTTCTAGTATCGTAACCACCTACATAGAATCTTGGTTTAGGAGCACCTGGTTGTGCACCTTCACGTAATGCTTTTTCTACTGATGCTTGTGATTTAGAACTTCTAGATTGTGAGTATTCACTGTAACCTACATCTTCACCTTTAGGTAAAGGTTTTTTTATAACATCAACTAATTTACCATCTTTAATAACTTTTTCTTCTGTAAATTTTGCTGGTGCTAATTTATCTGTAGGTATTTGTCTAGCTTCTAAACCTGTTTGAATAATTGCTTCTGCTGATTTAATACCTTTACCTTTACCTTTAGAAGTAGTAGGTAGTGGTTTAGCATCTTCAATCATATACTCTACATTACCTGGGTCTACTCTACCACCATAAGCTGATGTAACTCTTTTACGTAATGCTGCAGTTTCATATGTTTCTCCCATAGTTTCTTGTGCAGCTTTAGATACTTTTAATTCTTTTTTAAGTTCACCTTGTAATCTACCTATTTCACCAGTAGCTTTCATTTCTCCAACACTATCACCAGATTTAATTGCTGATTCTAAATTAGATATTTCCTGGTCTATTGCAGATTCAATAGCTTCTTCTACACCACGTTGTGGTGCTAACATTTGACGTTGTTGTCCTTCAAAAGGTACAGATTGTTTATTACCTACAGGTCCATATTGTGTAGGGTCTGATAAAGGACCACCTGCAGTAGAGCCACCACGGTAACCTGTGCTAGCAAGCTCGTCCATTTCTCCACCAATAAAATCCATTTTTCTTTGTTTTCTTAAAGGGTCCTTACCAGATGGGTCATATTCAGGGTCAGATTCTAAATAATCAAAACCACCTTCATCACTATATAATTTTTTACTTTTAGGTATTTTAACCATTATGTTATTCTCCTGCCGTCTAGTTTAGCAGACAAAGTTTGTACTTCACCACTTATCTCTTGTAATTTTTCCATTACATCAGATGTATTTTCTGGTGTATTAGTTGCATCACCATCATAATCTATGTAAGTAACTTCTACATCTTGTCCAGATTCAATAGCTGCTGCAACACGTGGATACACGAACTTGTATGCATCAACACTGCTACCAATAAAC